CCAGCTAATACATCTGNTTGAGGTGTTGTTTTGGTTGGTCCAAATATTGATTCCATATCTTTTAACATTGCCATGATTAAAACTCCTTAATTATATCGGTTATTAATTTATTAACATTTCCATACTTATCTGCCTTAGGATTTTTTCCTTCATTAACTGGCGATAAAAATGCTCCATGTGTTGATGGATTAGAAACAAAGTCAAATGCAATTAATTCAAAATCAGGTTGTACTTCTAATGTATTATCTCCTTCGCCCATTACTTCTTTTACTGATCCCATTCCTCTTGAGCTAATACCTAATCTAATTCCTGATTTGAAAAGTTCTTTTAATATATTACCTGCTGGTGTTCCTAAAACTTCTACAGTACCACATAAGTCATCACCCTTCCAACTCATACCTAAAACATTATGAGATACATTATTTAAATTCACTACTGATGAATCTGGATGGTCTAATTCTCCTAATGCTCTTTTTTCTGCAATAAATGAACCTTCATATTTCTTAGCTTCTCTCATTAGAGTTTCTCTAGGATATACTCGTCCATTTTGGTTTTTTGATTCGGCTCTTTGAAGAACTCCTGATACAATTAATTTTCCACCATTCTTTGAAAGACTTTCAGTTATTTGTTGAGGAGTTATCTCAAATGTTTGATAATTAACTAATAATTGTTTTTCCATTTCTCGACTCCTATTGTGATAATTCTTTTAATCGATTTGCAATCCTTGTCATTCTTTCATTTATCTTTGCAAATCTATTTCCGGTTGATTTCCAAAAATGGTTTGATTGAACTCCCATTTCTGTCTTTAACCTTAAATTGTTATTTACTATCTTTTCCATTAATCCTAACATTTTATTAACTTCGGCTATTCCTCTGTTAACTTTTTGTTGTGGTGTTGATGTTGGATCTTTTTTATAGTCTCTATATGATGTTTCATTTATTACACCTGTTTCATGAATCATTGTCATCATTTTTTTATATAATGAATCTTTTACTAATTCGAAATCAGTTGCAGTAGTTGCATTATCTTTTTGTTTCTTTTTACCTTTCTTATCATCATCATGAAAAGCATATGGAGTTTTAACAGGTCCTTCACCGCCATCTATATTACCAGTTGCAGTTGCTTCACCTAATTCTTCTTCATTGTGTTCATATCCAATTTCTTCAGAATCTTCCTCTTCCTTTAAGTATTTTTTAAATTTATCTAAATATTTCATTATTCTACTTTCTTAATAAATAAATTGTTGCACTCGATGCAGCGGTTATTTTAGAAACTGATATATCATATACTACACCTGCTGTTAAATTAGTGGCTGCTATAGAACCTCCACCAGGTTGATGTAATACTGCACTACCATGAGTCTTAACAATTACCGCATTCCATCTTTGATCATTAGAACCGGTATAATCAGTTTGGCCATCTGCAACCGTTGTAGATGCAAATGCTGAAAAGTTTCCTTTTGTATTATATTGGCTTCCTGAATCTTGGTAAGTTGCAAACCAGGTTTCTTTTTGTGATGGATTAGCACTCATTATTTAGTCTCCACATTTTTAAGTTCTTTAATCAATTCATAATAACGTAACATAGTCAATACATCTTTATCTTTAACTGAAGGTGCATTACCTATTTTTGTTAACATACTATTTACTTCATTTAACTTAATTTTAACTATTTTGGAACCAACTCTTATAGCTGATCGTTTTAGTTCTTTTTGGATAACTGGAATTTCTTTTTGGATAAATTCTTTTAATGCAACTGTATTTGTTACATTATTAATATATTCACGTAGTATATTCTTTTGACGTTGATTAAGACCATTATATTTATCATTAAATTTATCAATTAACATTTTATATGATAATAATCTTACATCTTTAGGTTGAACTGCGTAATGATCTTTTACAACAGTACCTTCCTTTTTCTTAATAGGATTAGCTATCGTATTTCTTAATACATGTTCTACCAATGTTGCTTTTGATCTTACTATTTGAGCTGGATTATCAACTTCTGCATATTCAAATAATTTATATGCTGCCGCCATTATATTATAATTTGATACTCTAGCTTTAAAGAAATTATCAACTATAAATTGATCGTTAATTTCTTTAATAAGATTATATTTTTGTCTACGTAATATGTTTAAGTTTAAAGATTTACGAGCAGTAATACATGCTTGTAAAAACTTTTGCGCAGAAGTTTCTGTTTTGAACTCCTCTTCTTGGAGTGTTCTATATAATTGTAGTTCTTTTCCTAGTTCAGTTCCTGATTTGAAATGCTTTTTTATGATAGGTAAGGCTCTTGTTTTACGTCCATGCATTGTATCAGCCGCAACTTGTCTTACTAGCATCTCGAAAAGAATACCTGTATTTTTAAACTTTGAATGCTTAATTTTTTTCATTGACATACTGTCCCGTTTGTTCGCTTTATTTTTAAATAAATATAGAGTAATTAAAGTTTCACTACGCTTTTTCTTCTTGAATCAGTACATCTTCATCTAACATTGTTCCTTTATCTGGGTCTTCTTTTTTCTTTGAAAGACTTTCGGTTAGAACTTTTGATGACTTTTGTTTCTGAGATAAGAATGATGCAAAGGCTTTTGCTTCTGTGCTTAGTGGAGAACCTCCTCTGTACTTATGTTGTAATGGTGATTTATCAGGCGTACCAGATTTTGATATCTCTTTATCTCCTAATGCGTCTCTACCGTAGTCTGATTTTGATCGGCCCCAAGCTCCATATTCTTTTGGACGACCAGGACCTGCTACTGGATTATCAGCTCCTTCATCTTGTTGTCCTGGAATTTCCAGATCTCCTTGCATATGCATTGCAGCTATATCATGAGGTGTTCCAAAGGACTGATTTGTCTTTTGTGGGTCGTTTCCTTCTGATTTAATCTGTTCTTTTCTGAATTCTTCTTTGAGATCTTCTATTACTTGCAATTGTTCTTCCTTCCATTCATTATGACTCATTCCAAATACATTTTCATAAACATATTTCTCAGAGAACATTCCTGATTCTTTGAAGTTTGAAACTAATCCTAACTTCTCATTTAACAATTCTACTTTTTGTTTTTCATAAACAATTGATGGATTAGTTAATTGTAATTCAAAGTTAATTAAATCTGCATCTGTGTATCCTTGTGTATATAAATGTACGATTGCAATCTTAGTTAATTCAGATGTAAATATCTTTTGTATTCTTTCTATTGTTCTTGCAAATCTAATATCTTCTGCAGCTAATGTTGCTTTACCTTCAACACCTTCATCATACCCTAAAAATGCTTTTGGAATTCTTAAAGCAGCATGCATTTTATTTCTTAAATATTCAATATCTTCTACATGGCCTTCATTACTAGTACCAGGTAAAGATTCAATATTAGTTCCTGATTCACCACCTCTTACTGGTAAGTAATAATCTTCTAACATATTTTGTAGATTAAATTTAAGATTATAATCACCAGTTGTTTCATCCATATAAGGAACTTTTTTCATTTTGTTCATTATTTGTTGCATATGCGAATCAACTTCACCTGGTGGTATATTTCCTACATCTATTTTAAATATTCTTCTTTCAGGAGCTCGCATGATACGATGTAATAACATTGCATCTTCCATTAACATTAATTGTTTAAATATTTTCCTTGCACCTTCACACATTGATTTACCGTACGGTAAAAAGTTTGTGTCTGACAACAATCTAAAATGTGCTATTTCAAATGGGTCGTATTCTGTTTGAGAATTTCCACCAACGCCTCCTACATTACTCATTCCTTCATGATAAAATTTAACAGCATATGGATTTTTTTCATCAAACATTTCTTCACGTCTCATTTCATATGCAGATAATGGAACTACATTTACAATACCAATTTCTTCATCAATATCTAAATGTAAATAAAAATCTCCGTACTTACATGCATTTCTTATCCATGGCCATAAATTATATTCAATATTTAATACATCATAGAATAAATTTCTTAAGATCTTTCTTATATTATCATCTTGTGATTTAATTGTAAGCGTATCTCCATCTGCATCTTTTACTGTAGATTCATCTGCGTATATATCTAATGCAGAAGAAATAATTGGGTCCATATCCATACCTTCATAATCTGTATAAAGTTCAACTCTGTTTTGATGGTAATTTGCTGTATTATTATATGTGCTCCAGCCTGGATTTCTTGTATGTATTCCTGAGAACCTGTCGATATATTTTGTTTGCTTCATGTTCCCAAGCGATTGTAACTTATTTGAATCTACAACTTGTAGTCTCTTCTTACCAATTCTACGAACTATTACGTTTGTTGAAAAGAGCCTTCTTAGTCTAGATCTTAATGATTTGTTTGCCATAATATTCTACTTTTATATAAATATGTTTGTATTATAAAAGCCAGGTTAAATCGTCGTTGTCTTTGTCTCCGGAGTTCCAATCCCAACCTGTACCTTTTAAATCTGTTTTGGTTGTATATAATCCTGCGTCTGTTTTTCCTATACCTCCTAATGATTTTCTATTTAAATCCATTCCTTGTTGTTGTAATCTTAACGCAGTATCTCGCATCCATAATCCTGTTGCAAATGATATTACTAAATCATCGTTATATCCTCTAGAAGCTTCTGCTCTATGTCCTAACCAAATAAATGTAAATAATTCATCTATTAATCGTTTACTATGTACTATTGGAGTTTTATCTCTAAAATATGTTTCTAGTTTAGATATTACTAATGGACGTGTTCTAGATGTCATTGAAAATCCAGGAACTTTTTGTGATTTTTTCTTTAAATCATAATTTTTCTTTAAGTGTATCTCTTCATCCAAGTATCCGTCTTGTTTATAAGAATAGTATATATTTGGATATCCTTTATCTAACGCTACTTGTATTGATGCCCATCCTATATTAGCATTTTCAACTACTAGTAACGCATTATTATATTCTGTAGCAACTGCTATTAACATATTACCATATTCGGTAGTTCCTATCTTACCTTTATATTCTGCAACTTGTTTACATTGTTCTGTATCAAATACGTGAAATGCGGAATAATCTGTTGAATCTCCTCTTGCGACATCAGCTACTACCATATAATTCTTTGAGTAATTTGGATATTCCCAAATCCAGTAATTACCATCAAATCCTCTTTTTTCTATTGGTTCTTTTACATATGTTTGTTCATACCATTGTAATATCTCACCATCTACTACTGTATGACCTGAACTAATAAAATCGCAATCACATTCTTGCGCTGCCATTTTTTCACCTAATAATTCTGTTTGTTTAGCTCTCCATTTATCATCTCTATCTGGATGTACTGTCCAATGAAGTTTTATATTATTAAATTCTCCGCCAGCGGTTGCTTCTACCCATTGTTTATGGAACCAATTTCCAACACCATTAGGAGTTGATAATGCAATACAATCACCACCTGTTGCTAGTGTTTGTTGAGCGGCTGTCCAAATTTCATCAATTTTATCAATAAATGCTGCTTCATCAAATATCAATAATGATAAGGCCTCAGATCTACCCGCATCACCTTTAGATGATATAGCTTTAACCTGTGAACCATTTGTTAATCTTAATGATAATTTGTTATCTTCTAATACTGAACCACTTAACCATTTAGGTAAATTTTCATGCATTACTCTAACTTTAGTTACAAGATTTTTTGCAACATCTTGTTTAGTTGCAATAACCAAAGCATTAAAATCAGAATGGAATAACATTTTCCATAAAGTATACCCAGCTGTTAATGTTGAAATACCTAACTGTCTAGATTTAAGAATAATGTTATATCTATTTTGTGATATCTGTGTTAATGAATCTTCTTGGAATGGGTATAAATTAAAGTATATCTTTCCTTGAGTTGGATGTTGAATTATACAGTATTTACGCATAAAGTGTATAGGATCTTGTACACACTTCTTATATTCATCGTGTATGATTTCTTTTAATGTTTTCTTAACTGACATATTTTTATTTAATATAAAGAAATTTTTGCAGAAAACCTAATAAAATACAATTACTTTTTGTTTTTGGTATCTGGGGCTTTGACACGTTTTTCCATCGTTCTACCACCAAAATAAGCACCTATTACTGTAATAAGAACTAATTGTAATAAATCGGTCCATTTTTCTT